TTTAGATTCAGTCATTTATGCATTTTATCAAATTATTTTCATTTTACCTATTGACATGCTTTAAAATCTGATTTATTGTTAGCGCGTAGATATCTATTATCTATAATTTTATAAACTATGAAAGGTACATAAAATGACATTCAAAGGCTTAGATGTTTCAGGCAAAAAAGAAGATTATATTAATGATCTTCTAAACGTATCATCATTTAAAAAAGAAGATTTAATTAAGATGTCTTTTCAGGATGTCTTATTAAATTGGGCTTTTTATTTTCAACCTAGCTTATTAACACGTTAAAAACCACGAAAGGTACATAAAATGAAAACACGTTATTCTAGCAATTCCGAACTTGCTCATATTTGGGCTAATGATCCAGATTCTAGCGTATATAAAAGCGCTAATTCTTTAAGCTGTCATTTTGGCAAGCTATTCAGCTATTCAACTTGTATTGGTCAAATAGTAACAGAACCCGCGGGGCGTGATACTGTTATTCATAACAATGCTAGTTATAGCAACTCAACATCTAAACATCAGAACTTTATGCGTGGCGCTACGCGTCATTATGATGTTATTACCTTAACCATTCCTAAAATGAACCTATCATCTTTAGTCTATGGCCAAAGGGATTTTGACGAGATCATAAGAGAACCTAGCGAAAAGAGAGCGGAAGCGCTTTTAGTTAAGGCTTCAAGAGCGAGGGTTAATGCTAGATTCTATTATGCTGACGCTATCTTTATTTATGAGAACTTAGAAAAATATGCATCATTTTTTAAGCTCGAATATCAAAAACCTAATTTATCAGAGATTCAAGAAAAGGCCATTGAAGCTCATAGATTATATAAGATAAAAGAAAAAGAAGCCCTTGAGCGTAGGATTAAAGAGCAAGCGGAAGCCCTCGAAAAATGGCGCATGGGTTTAGATGTGCGAAATTATTTTGAAGTTACAGCGCTACGCATTAAAGAAGATCAAATTGAAACCACAAAAGGCGCTAAGATTCCGCTAGATCATGCTGTTAAGTTTTGGGGTTTAATTAAATCATGGCATGAAAAAGGCGTCTCATATATTAAAGATCATCATTCTATTCATTTAGGCAATTACATTGTAAACAGCTTTAAAGATGATACGCTGATTGTTGGCTGTCACTCAATCCCATATTCTGAAATAGAGAATATAGCTCATCAACTTCAACTTCAAGGGGCTTAATTATGACTAGCTTATTAAAGAACTTTATCTTTTTACTATTAGGCTTTATCAGCTTTTATTGTTGGCTGATTCTATTGCTAGCATTCTAGAGTTATCTTTAAGGGCGTTTAAATAGCGCCCTTATGGGCTAACTTTGGCCGAAACCATGAAAGGTACATAAAATGACTATTAATATTTTGGAATTAGATCAAGTATGCAATATCACTCAAGAAGTTTATTTTGATATTGTTGATCATTTTGGCATCGCTAAAAAATGTATTGAGCATGATCCAGACGTTCAAGACGGAACGCGCAATACTGAGTATGGCGAGGAATTATACAATTTGATTGAGTATGCCGTCAAAAATGCAATAGATTTTCAAGACTAATTAAACCATGAAAGGTACACAAAATGAAACTATCTCAAAAAGATTTAGAGCGTTTACATTGGATTTTTGTTGATTATGTTGAAAGCTGTGACAAGTCACAAGGTAAATTCTTAGATCGTATCCTTATAGAACTTGAATCAGAATGCATGAAGCATGGATTTAAAGATTCAAATAACGCTCTTTATTGCGATGTATCAGATCGCTTTATTAATCAACATTAAACCATGAAAGGTTATATATGAAATTTATAGCTTATTATCGCGTTTCAACTGATAAGCAAGGCGAAAGCGGGCTAGGTTTAGAAGCTCAACAGCAAATTTGCTACGCTTATGCAAGGGCTGAGGGCGCCGAGATTGTGGCCGAATTTACAGACATCGAGAGCGGCTCTCATAATTACAGACCCGAGCTGCTCAAGGCGCTTAGCCTTTTAGATTTTGAAAAAGACCAATTCCTATTGGTTGCTAAGCAATGTAGATTAACGCGTTCGGTACATCTGATGTCTGAGCTACTGGAAAAAAAGGTACCCTTAGTCATAGCTGAGACCCCCAAAGCAAGTATTTTCGAATTGCACATTCGTGCTGTATTGAATGAGGAAACAAGGCGCCAAATATCTATCAACACAAAGAATGCATTGAGAGCTGCAAAGGCTCGAGGTGTTAAACTCGGGGCGCCTAGAGATAAACTCAAGGAGATTGGCTCAGCGGGTGGCAATAGACGCGCCTATCACACAGCACAATACGCTTTAAGCATTAAACAATGGGTTGATATTGCAATTCAACAGGCGGATAAACCAACATGCGCTGGCATTGCAAAGAAGCTCAATGAGTTAGGTATCAAGACTTATCTTAACCGCCAATGGACAGGCTCTAACATCCAATGGTATTTCAACACAATCAAAGAAAGAGAGAAAAAATATGGTGGGGAAACTGACGCCTAATGACATGATGTCATGCTCAAGGCTTCCAGCATTGCTGGGATTTAGCAAATTTAGAACGCCAAACGATGAACTCAAACAAAGCATTGAACATTATCAAGGCATTGAGCCAGAGTTTATCGAGAATGAACCAATGATATGGGGCAATCTTACAGAGAAGTTAATCCTTGCCGAAGCTGTCAAGCGATTAGGCTGTGAGATTGATAACCTAGATCACACAGAGGCCTACTTCCATGAGAGCATACCGCTTGCTTGCTCGCTTGATGGTACTGCTCAGGGAGTCGGGAATGAAATATTCACCGATATTGGAAATGGCATTTACGTGATGAATGATGGCACTAAGCCTATCAAGTTAGATGGATTAGGTATATTAGAAGCAAAGCTCACCGCACAGGATGTCGAGGATACCCCAGCTGTTTATCGTGGTGTAATACAACTTCAAGGACAGATGGATATTATGAAAGCTAAGTGGGGTGCGCTATGTGTATTGTATCGTGGCACAACACTTCGTATATTCTTGTATGAGCGTGATGAAGATCAAGTCAATATGATTCATCAAGCTGTTGAGGAGTTTCAAGCTAAGTTAGATAAGTATAAATCCAATGAAGAAATTGATTGGTATCCTCTAGCTAACAGCAATGAAGCCAGTCGTGTGTTTGATCGTGCGGAAAAGAGTACGATTGATATGCCAGAAATTGAGCTGCAAGCTGAGAAGATCATAGAACTTCGTGAGAAAATCATGGAGTTAGAAGCACAAATTGATCGTCTACAAATCAACATCATGGAGCAAATGCGTGATGCGGAAGTATGTAATGCTGGGCGTTATAAAATCTCATGGCCTATGCGTCAATACAAAGCACAGCCAGCCAAGATGGTACCAGCCAAAGAAGCCTATGTGATTAGGCAATCTAAACTTTCCATAAAGGATCGTATATGAAACAACGTAAATGGCATAAAGAAATAAAAGCATGGGCTGATGGTGTTGAAATACAAGAAAGATATATTCCAGATGATGATATATGGATAACTTTAAAGGAAGATGATGAACCATTGTGGCATTGTAATGATTATGAATACCGCATTAAACCACAACCTAAAGATCCACAATATTTGTATGTATGGAATGTATTTAACAAAATAGTATTAACACAAGATAAAAATAGTATTGTTATTGATACATGGGACCCAAGTGTTCCTCCAAGATGTATAGGTAAAATTAAAATAGAGGTGGAAGATGAACGACCAAGATAGATTTGAAGCAGAAGTTATGAATGAATTACAACAAAAGGAGAAAAGTATGAAAACTATAGCAACAGCCTTTGTTAAGGCACAGAAAGAGTTTGCACCAGCACTCAAGACATCAACGAATCCACACTTTAGATCTAAGTATGTGTCTTTAGATGGATGTATTGAAGCTGTTATTGATGCATTAAACAATAATGGGATTGCATTGATCCAACAAACGCATGACTGTGAGAGTGGCGTTAAGATTGAAACGATACTTGTGCATGAATCAGGCGAGATTCTATCTGGCGGTATTTTACATGTACCAGCAGCTAAGCAAGACCCTCAAGGATACGGATCAGCATTAACTTATGCCCGTAGATATAGCCTTATGGCTACTTGTGGCATAGCCCCAGAGGATGATGATGGTAATTTAGCTACAG